AGTGGCAGACGACGGCGCTCGGGCGGGACATCAACCCCGACTATCTGCGCAGGCTGATTCTGTCACCCGCGTGGGAGGAGAACCTGACCGGCGCGTACCGTGTCGAGATCACCGCGCCCGTCTATACGCAGGTGGCCGATACGCAGGTCGCGCGTTGGAGCGGCAGTCTCAGCGTGACGCATGAGGTGGTGACGGGCATTTGAAGCTGACGAATGCGGAGGCCCTACGGCTGGTTCCGGCGTTTATGCGCACGGACGGCGCGGTGCAGGGGCTTGCGGGCGGCGTCGATCTCGTTACGCACGCGCTCGCGCAGCGGCTGAAGCTTTTGCGGGTGTGGGACCAGCTCGACCGTCTGACGGACGGGGAGCTTGACGAGCTTGCGTGGGAGCTTGACGTCGCGTGGTATGACAGCATGGCTGCCGTCGACGTCAAGCGGCGCGTGATTCGGCAGAGCGATCAGGTGCACGCAAGGCTTGGGACGAAATGGGCGGTGGAGCAGGTTGTGGACGCGTACTTCGGCTCCGCCGAGGTCGCGGAGTGGTTTACCTACGGCGGGCAGCCGCACCGGTTCAAGGTGCGCACCACTGATCCCGCGACGAACCGGAACATGGATATCGACCGGCTGCTCGCGCTGCTCGATACGGTCAAGCGCAAAAGCGCGTGGCTTGATACGGTTGAGGTATCGCTCACGGGAGCGATCAAGCTCTGCGCGCGCGGGCGGATTTGCGGGGATATCAGTCAGACCATCCTGCCGGAATACGAGATCGCGTATGACCTGACCGGCCGCGTGGTACCCGTCTGCGCGGCGGCGAGTGTCACCACCACCACGCTTCCGGAGCTTGCATAAGAAGGAGGAACTATGAGCAATTACGGTTTTACGATTACGGTTAAGGGCAGGGCGCTGCTTGCGAAGCTGCTCGCGGGCGGTACGCTCGAGATCACGCGCTGCATGGTCGGCTCGGGAACGGTACCGGCGGGCGGCAATCCCGCAGACTTCACAAACCTCGTCGCGCCCGTCGCGCTGGCGGCGTCTACGGTGCCGACGGTCGGAGACCTCACCGCGTCGTTTGTCGTGGAGTACCGAAGCGACTTGAACGGGGGGCTGGAGACGGGGTTCTGGATCAACGAGTTCGGGATCTTTGCGATGGACCCGGACGACGGGGAGATCCTGCTCTACTACGCGACGCTCGGGGAGTATCCGCAGTACATCTCCGCATACCGGCCCGACGTCGTGGAGGTGCGCAGGTACCCCGTTACGATCGCCATTGCGGAGGGGACGGAGGTTGTGCTCTCCTATCCCGCGCTGGCGTTTATGACGGCGGAGGACGTCGCGCAGTATGTGACGGTTACCGCGCTGCCGATCTTCCGGGCGGCCGCGCAGGAGCTGATCGCCGTGCACGACGCGAGTGAGGCCGCGCATCCGGGCATCCGCAACCTGATCGACAACGGGCTCGCGGGGCGCATACAGAGGCTTGAGGACATGCTGTTAAACGACGTTACGGGCAACGCCTACCTGATCACCTTCGGGGATCTCGACGGCGTGGTCGTGTCCGGCGTATGGAATCAGGCGCAGCAGCGCATTGAGTTTTAGGGGGGAACTACATGTCGGCAGTACAGCTTGGCACAAAGGCCGCGGGTTCGGTCGTTAAAATATCCGAGAACGGCAGCCTTGTTAATTTCATTGTTTTACAGCATGGGTACCCGACCGCGGGCAACGGGTACACGCTCCTCCTGCGCGAGGCGATTCATTCCGATATGGTGTGGAACAGCTATGGCTCTGCCACCTTTTCGAGCAGTGCGATCAAGATGTGGCTGAATGCCACTTACTACGCTTTGCTTGATGCAGGCATCAAGGCACAGATTCCGACGGTCAGTATCCCGAGCATATCTTCGACCTACACAGGTGCGATTGGCAGCCTTGCACTCAAGATTTTTCTGCTGTCGTTCAAGGAGGTCGGATACTCTGGTACCAACAGTGAAGGTTCAACCATCGCATATTTTAGCAACACGACGCTGCGGGTCGCAAAGTTGAACGGTGTCGCCGCCGCGTGGTGGACGCGCACCATTAACACCGCAAATCAAAGCACAATTTGGGCGGCCAGAATAACCAGCGACGGCGGCGGCAATTCTGCGGATCCGATGACCTCTGCCGGTGCGCGTCCGGCGTTCTGCCTGCCGTCCACGCTCTATGTGACGGACACAGGCGCGGTGACTTTGAACAACGCGCCGACCGCGCCGTCTGCGGTGACGGTGCCGGAGACGGTCAACGGGGGCGGCAGCATAACCGTTTCGTGGAGCGCGGCTTCCGACGCGGAGGGGAATCTGTCCGGCTACAAGCTCGAGCGGTCGACGGACGGCGGCTCGAATTGGGTGCAGATCTATCAAGGTACGCTGACAACCACGACCGACGCGATCACGTTCGGCTGGGGGACGGTGACTTACCGTGTCAAGGCCTACGACACGGAGGGGCTTGAAAGCGCCTATACGGCCAGCGCGACGCGTACCGTCGTCAACAACTACGCGCCGGGTGCGCCGCCCAGTATTACGGTGCCGCTGACGGTCGTCGGCGGGGAGGCGCTGCTGGTGAGCTGGAGCGCGGCAACGGACGCGGACAGCAATCTGTCGGGGTACCGGCTGGAGCGGTCGGCCGACGGCGGAACGTCGTGGTCGCAGATCTATCAGGGGGCGACGCTTGCGTATCAGGACAGCATTACGAAGGGGTGGGCCTCGGTCACGTACCGCGTGAAGGCCTACGACAGCTACGGCGCGGAGTCGGGGTATACCACAAGCGCACAGCGCACGGTCGACAACAACACCGCGCCGGTGATTATGTCCGGCGCTTCGGGGAGCCTTGGAACCAAGTCGGCGGGCTTCTCGGTTGCCTACAGCGTGGGCGACGCGGATACCGACGCGGTGATGGTTACGGAGGCCATCGACGGCGTGACGAAGCGGAGCTTCACCGCGGTGCTCGGGCAGGAGTACACCTTTGCCGTTACGGGCGAGTATTTCATGACGATCCTCAACGGAAGCCATACGATGACTGTCACGGCAACGGATGCCAAGGGCAAAAGCGCGGTGCTACCCTTGACCTTTACGAAGGCCGTGCACGCGCTGAGCATTACGCTTGCGGAGGCGACGGACGCGGAGGCGCTGATCACAAAGACGGTCATGAGCCTTGTGCGGAGCATTCCGGCTGACGCGACGTTTGCGGTGCTGGTGACGAACAACGCAAACGATCCGTCCCCGGTCTGGGAGAACGCGACCAACAACATCGTGCACGGGCTGAACTTCGTGTTTACCAATACGACGGCGGCAAACGGGCACGCGTTCAATTTCCTGATTACGGCGAGCCGCGGGGCGAGTAGTACCGGCGGCTTCATCAGCTCTATCGGAGGTGCGTTTGAATGATCGAGTGGAGGAAGGACAGTGTAAAGGCAGCGGAGAAGGACCAGAAGGTCGAGGCGCTTGAGCGGAAGCTTGCGGAGCTTGAACAGGTAAACGCGATGCTTTTGCTGCAGATGGCGGCGCTGATGGGAGGGGATGCGCAGTGAACTGGTACACGCTGATTAAAAGCTACTACGACCGGGGGCTGTACACGGCGGAGAACCTCGCGGTGTTCGTGCGTGCCGGGATGATCACATCGGCGCAGGCAGACGAGATCACGGGAGGCGGGGGCACATGACACCAACGGCACTGACCATCACGGTATCCATCATTTCCGCGCTGGCGGCGGTCAGCGGCATCCTGATCGGGTGGACAAGCAGGGCGCGGGCGAACCGGCAGGACATCCGGCAGGACGCCGAGTCCGACGCCGTCATGCGGCGCGACGTCGAGTACATCAAGCAGACCGTGACCGATATTCGCGCGGACATGCGTCTGCAGGGGCAGCGGATGGACGATATCTCGGAGCGGCTGACGCGCGTTGAGGAGTCGGCCAAGCAGGCGCATCTGCGGATTGACCGGCATGAACATAGCCACGGGAAATCTGTCATAAACGCAGGTGAAAAAACCCTATGAGGAAGCGGCGTGAGTTC